TTTTAAGATTTTCTTCTCCATTAGCATCTCTATAAGATTGAGCTAAATAAAATAACCATCGTGGATCTTTCTTTGGATCGTTTGCAACGTATTCTTCTAGGATTTTAGCATGTCCTTCGTATTTTTGTTGAATGCTTTCCGAAGTCCATGAATTACCGTCTGGAAGAACTAGTACCGTCAATCCTTCGGTGGTTGCAACTTTAGTTTGAGAATCACATAGAAGAACTTCATGTACAGGACCATACCAATACCATTCAACATCTGTTTTGAAGAATTGCATGCGATAATAATTCTGGCCTCCATAATTAATCATTACGTTACCTCCATCGCATTGACTAAGGTTTAGTTTGAAGGTGTTGATATTGAATCTAGGATCGATTTGTAATTGCTCATCGGCATCTATCCAAAATCCAAAATCGCATTTGCCTTTAATTGATTGCAATGCTTTATTTCTAGCATCTTGGAAGTTTTTCCATGGATGGTCAATAACTTCACCAGGTATTCCTTTCTCTTCAAAAAACTTTCTTACAATTTCTTGAGTTCCGTCGGTAGATCCTGTATCGACAACGCAGTAATAATCTAATATAGGCCATACTGTATTAAGCATACGTTCAATGACGTTTGCTTCATTTTTAACAATAATACTCAATCCAATAGTAGCTGGCTTACCAAATTGCATTGTTGGTTTTGACTTAGTCTTGTTCATTTATATCAGGTTTAATTTCATTTAGATAATCTTCTTTTCCTCGTATTTTACCTTCATCAAAAGTAAATCCAATAATATCATAGAAAAGCTCACGATCTCGTTGAGTCATGTCTAATCTTTCCGTATATAGCTGTATGCCCTTGTTAAGTGCAGGGGATAGCTCATTAAAGTGTTTAAACATATTTATATTTCTTTATTATATGCAAAAGACAAAAGGAAGATTTTCATCTTCCTTTTTAATTAATCTTGTTTGTCTAGTTGAATTTGCCAGAGTTCGTCTGGAGTAATTATCCAATTGTATTCTTCGGACATTCGACGAGTGTTTAGATTTTGCGATATGAGAAAATCTAGAACTTCTCTAGTTGCCTTCTTAAATTCAGGTTCTTTTACTCGATCATAATAACCAACTCCTATGTAATTCTTAATCACATAAAACATATACAAAGGATCTTTAACCGATTTGATTGAACGAGTCTCTTTATGAGCATCTTTAACACTTATTGATTCGTTCAAAAATTCTTCAAATGATTCTAGAACTTTGTTGTTATCGGATTTTTTGTAAGTACCGAAGTCTTGATAAGGCAATGTTGATTTGTCTTGAACTTTTTTGGTAGGATGTATCATTTCAGTGCCTTTATAAGGATCTGTTTCTACGCCACGTTTTTTCCAATAATCAAAGAAGTTTTTCCATGTACCGTGATAGTAACGGATAGTTTCTAGATCATTGTCTTGACCGTGTGTATTATCCTGCGACTCTACTTTGTTTGATCCTTTTAGTTCGTCCTTCATTTGAAATTACTTCGCCTTTTAGATAGACATTAGTTTTTTTAGTTCCGGCTAGATCTTCTTCTGTGACTAAATTAATTTTCTTAACTCTTAAGAAAACTCCTTCGGTGATTTCGATAATATCTCCTTCTTTCACATTATGTAAGATCAATTCGCCTTGTTTATGTAACCTTTCCATGGCGAAAAGTTTTTTTTAAAGAGTAGGTCCTTCTGCTTCTTTGATTTCTTCTTCGATCGTTTCGTTTTTAACCGGTCCGTTAGATAAACTATGCAAAAAATCAATTGCAGATTTTGTAACTATAGCATCATCGAAACTTAGAATTCCTTTTGCTTGTGCTAGTTCAGCCACCTGAACTAAAACTGAGATTGCTTCTCCTGGCGTTTTAACTTGATTCATATTTTTATATTTTAGTAATTATATGATGTATGAATAATCTGGTTTTTAGAAACCAGTTCCTAATACTCGTAACCAATTAGTTCCGTTATGAAAAAAGAATCCATTTCCGTTAATTGAGTATTCTCCTATATTTCCTGGAGATGACGGTGCAGTTGGAGCAATTGAAACGTAATATGATGGACCAGTAGGACCTACAGGACCTTGTGCACCAGTTGGACCCGGAGCAACAGTTGCTGAAAGGAAAATCCAGTTATCAGGCTCTATACAAACCCAAAGTCCATCTTCATTTGCAAAGATTTGACCAGGTTTTCCTGAATCAGTAGCTCCTGAAGGTCCAGAAGATCCTCCAATATATTCATACCAAAGACCGTTATAGAATACAGGTCCGGTTGGTCCTAAAAGACCATTTTGTCCAGTTTGTCCGATAGGTCCTAAAAGAACCGAGTCTTCATATTTGTTGTAATGTGAATCGAATACATCGTTAAACTTGGATTCCGTAGCGGCGGTTCCGGCTACAAATTCGGCTTTTAAGTCGTTTCTACTTTTTATTGACATTTTTTATTTGTTATTTTAGTATGCGTATAGAATTGATAATGAAACATTGTAAGGCGAACAGTTATTGATTAGCAAAGGTCCGTCTATTTTAGAACTTGTATTAATTTCAAAACGATCTCTTATTAGTGAGTAATTGAAAACCGCAGGTTCTGGAGTTTCTATATTGAATGGTATCGTAGATCCGATAACTCCTCCTTGCTGAATCATACCAAATTCAATATACTTTTGAGATTCTAATGAATTTGCTTCCCATTTAGCTTTTGCAAAGAAGTATAAAACATCATTTAGGAAAAGTTCAGCGGTTTCTCCAGGACTAAAATCAATTGTTAGATATGAATAATTCTCTACCGCTTGAAACCATGAGCACATTGCTAGATCATCTGAACTAAATAAAGTTTTAGATCCTTTGAATATGCCTGGTTTACAACCTACCCACCTAACAACCTTAAGGTTGCCAGTGTCGCAACAGAAATCTTTCTGAAGGGCTAAATACTCAGCTGAGAACTGAGATCCTAAATTGCCATTAACATCTTGCATTTATTACATTCCACCGAAAGTTCTACGTTCAGCATTGACGTTTGCAATGGACGAGCTTTCTGATTTGTTATATTTATCTTCTTCCTCTATCTTTTTAATCTCTTTAGAAAGTTTATCTTTCAAATCTGGATTTGTTGCGATAGCTTTTGCGATTTTCTTTTCAACCTCTTTAACCTTTTCACGATTTTCTTGAATTTCTTCTTGTTCAATATACTCTAACCCGTCTTGAATAGTTGCTTCTAAATCTTCTTTAAGAGATTCCTCATCTTCGGATTCTTCTTCAATTTCTTTTTGATAGGCTTCCATTTCGGCTCTTTCTCTATAACCAGAATTTGCTAATGCGGTAGGTTCATCGGCTAAATCTTCTTCGGTGGGTTCGTATATTTCACCATTGGCTTTTCTTCTAGCAACATCTGCCCATACTCTATCAATATCTTCTTGTAAACGAGTTTTAGGTTTTTCACTTGTAACTGAATCTGTTATTTGGTCATTAACGGTTGAAGGTCTGATATAATCAACAAGTGATTTGATGAATCCTAAAGCAACTATCGGAAGAATTGCTCCAGAAACTATAGAAAGTATTCTTTTTTGAAAAATAGGTTCTTCTTCGTTGAGCGCAAAAAGTTCAGTCCAATTCTGAAAATCTTGAAGGTGTGAATATGCGTAATACATATTACCCATCATCTGCATACCTGTAATTAGTATGAAAAGCATCCAAACTAACCATCGACTAGTTCTATCTAAAATAACGATAGCTCCTAAACAAGCAGCAGCTCCGACTTCAAATGCAATTGCTAATGTAATAGCTAGCCATTCAGGATTTGATAATCGGAAGAAGTCTATTACGTGGATAGTAGAAATGATAGAAACCATTGCGTATAAGGCAACGAAAATACTAACAATTGACCATTTCACGATATTGTCTCTTTTACTCATATATTTTGTTTTACTTTATTTATCTCAAATTAATAACCACTGAGCCATAATTACCCCAAACATCTTCAATCTTACAATTATAATCACTAGCAATCTCAGCTACCAATAATTTCATTGTTGGTGAGTTTCCTGTTATGATTGTGATCTCATGAGTTCCGGCTATAATATGTGCTCCTATAAATTGATCTACAACTCTAGGTACATCAATATACCTAAAGCCGTGTAGATCTAATTTATTTTCTATTCGATTCATTGTTCTTTTACAAACGTACCATTGACCATTTGGCCTTTTCGTTTAGCGATTACTTGATAAGATCCATTGATGCAATCCTCGATGTTGTGTCCTTTAAGCTTTGCTAGGTTCGTTAGTACTACGACGCAATCACCTATAGCATCACAGAATTCACCATCGTCATCTTTAAGAATTGATTGTGCTAGTTCACCAACCTCTTCCATTAGCTTAATGTATTGAGTTTTTGGATCTCCTTTTTCGTAGATTCCTTTTTTTTCAGCCCAATTCCTAATTGAGGCAAATTCATAATGTAAGTCCATATTGTTTTTAATTTTTATGTTCGTTTTTCCATTCTAAATATAACCCAAACACTAGAAGTAAATCTAGACATGTTACGGTTGCGATTTCCATTATCCAATGCCAATCTGTTTGCGTCATTGTTATATGACCGCCTATTGCCATGAATCCACCCCATCGTTTAGTTCCTTCTATTATTAGATGCTCTAAAAATCCTTTCATTAGTATTTAGCCTCGTCTCCTGAACGATCGTATTTTTCGAATATGCAAGTGAACATACAGAATTCATCTTCGGAAGCATTTAGAACTCGATGGAAGTTTCCTTTAGGTATTAAGAACGTATCTCCAGGATTAGCTTCATATGCATCATCTCCAATAATCATCATTCCAGAACCACTAGTAAAGATGTAAATCTCTTCTTGAGATTCATGTGAATGTCCTCTAGTAGATTGTCCTGGTTTAAGAACTGTTTGACTTAGGGTCAGATGCTCTAAAAAATTATTATCAATTAATGTGTAAGTTTCGTTATCTTTAACGACTTCTCCTTGAATGTCTTCAATAAATACTTTCATATTTTAAAGTGTTTGGTTACGTAATGCGTTGATGTCATTTCATTTATTGCGGTGTTAACTAAACTGGTAGCACCTTCAAATATCATTTTTAATTGGAAATTAACTCGGTTATTTCCTGTAGTTATATCCGGAGCGGATTCAAAACTTTCTACTTCAAATACTCCTAGTACTTTATTCCTCCTAACAGGAAATACGTACTTGATTTGTTTTGCTACATCTTCAGTCATTAACCACCATCCTTGAGATGCTTGTTTAAGATCAAATAGCGGATATTTACCATCAATTGGTTTTGCTGAAAGCGTTACATTAACAAAGGTTGAGTTAATGTCAGTCGGAGTTTGTTGTTGTTTTTTCATGTTGTTTTAATTTTTATATACAAAAAATTAAAAAAGTTTTCTGAAAGTTATTAACATTTTAATACTTTGGTTTAACTACCATTAATTTAAGTTCTATATTTTCCACGGTTCCAAGTTCGACTAAACTTGAATTTGTGAAATGTGTTGTCTCTAAGAATCCGCCTTTTCTTATTTGTTCAAGTAGGTCATGTGCAGCTTCTGTTTGAATTAATTGCATAGCCGTATCTTTTGTTAATCTACCAGCTCTAATCATTTCATCCAATTGCCGAGAAGTTACTTGATGTCTAGATCTCAAAGTAATTATTTCTGCAGGAACATTAATTACTCTATGTTCTATCGTATTAGGTCGTTCATCCTCGAATAACCAATTCCTTAATTTTTTCTTTAGCCAATTTTTCATATTAATCTTCGGATATTGCTCTACCTACTTGTTTAGTCCAATCTAAATCTGTACGGACTTGTGTATTCTTAGATATTGTTGCAGTTAACATTGTGGTATCGACATTTAGTTGTTTTGCAAGGAATTGTAAAGCGGCAATATCTTTAGGGAAGCAATGTCCTCCAAAACCAAAGTCTCCATCTGGACCAGGAACTGACCAATGGGAATTACCTAAACGATCGTCATAACGAGCATATTCAATTACTTTGTCGTAATCTATATTTAGTCCTTGACATAGTTGATAAATTTCATTTGCATACGAAACTTTCATTGCAAGAAATGTATTGGTTACATACTTGATAGTTTCTGCGATAGTTGATGATGTTTTAATAACCGGAACTTTAGGAAAAGCTTTCGAAAAGATACGTTTAACTTCAGTAGATCCAGGTCTTTCACCTCCAACGATAATTCGATTTTGATTCAAATAATCATTAACTGCATTTGCCTCTGTTAGGAATTCTGGATTGAAAACGATATCAAGCCATGAGTAAATTTTATTCAAATTTTCTGTTGTTCCTGGAGGAATTGTAGATTTGATAACTACAATGTAAGTATCTTTATTAAGTGCTTTTACGCATTGAGAAATTTCATTTAGCGCTGAGCAAAGTATACCTAAATCACATTCTCCTGATTTTTTCATTGGTGTTGGAACGCAAAGAAATGCAACATCGGTCATTTCAACAACTTCGAAAATAGATCCAACATTACTTGGTTTGTTTGGATCTTTATCAAAGCATTTTACATCAAAGTGGTTCTTCATACCTTCACGAACAGCTGAACCAACAAAGCCCTGTCCGATAATTCCTAATGTTTCTTTCATATTATTTTGTTAAGAGATTGTAAACTATAACTAATTGCAGAACAAGAACTATGATTCCAATTCCAGTTCTGATTAATTCCATACGATGTTTGTATTTAGCTAATTTTTCTTCTATTGAATCTTTATTGTTCATTTTTAATAGAGTTGATAATCTTTTCGATTTCGGATTCCTGCATAACACCAATTTTTTTAGATACTAAAACTCCGTCTTTCATAAATACAAATGCCGGAATAGACATGATTTTATGTTCTTTAGCATACTCAGGACTCGAATCGATATCAATAGAAGTGATTTGAGTATCAGATCCATCTACGTTATATTTCTTCTTTAAATTTTCGATCATCGGAGCAACCATTCTACAAGGTCCACACCAATCTGCACCAAATTTAATAACTTCTATCATTTTGTATTTGTTTTATTTTTATATGAATCTAGTAGTTTTACATATTCATCTTTAGACATGTATTGAGTATCTCCATTAGGAGCCATAACAATAAGATCATTTCCTCGGTCATCAATAACCTCTATTTCCCATTTCTTCAAATCAGAATAAGCCATTCGCATAACTTCATCTAAACTCGGTTTCGTAGTTTCTTGGTAATGAATTAAAGATTTTGCTCTACTATCTTTTTCGGATATAACAATATCATCCATTAAGCACATGATGTTGTTAATTTCCTTGATAGAATTCCATGCAATAGATCCTTCATATTCAGGTCTATAATCTTCATCAACCATATATTGAACGATCGTATCAGGTTCTCGTGTAAGAAATCCATGAGCAAATCCTTTAGGAATATAAACCGCATCTCCAGCATTAAGAACAAAGATATGAAATTCTCCAAATGTAGTTGGATGTAGATCAACAGCAAAATCAATTATAGATCCTTGAATTACTTTTACCAGCTTGGTTTGCGGATGTGGATTTTGGTAATGCATACCTCTAAACGTATGCGCTTTTGGATTGATACTCAAATTAGTTTGTAACCAATCTTTTCTCAAACATAAATCATCCTTATGTGTGAATCTTATTGGAGTCGGTGTGAAAGTTCCTCTTTCATCATAGAAAACTGGAGACTTAATCACGAATGGTTTTTCTTTCATATTTAGCATTCTTTAGTTTTTAATCTACTTACAATATCTTGTATTCTTGCCCATATATCAACACCTATCGGAATTGACATGAGTGAAATTAAGAATTGGTTGATATATGCATACATGGATATTGATTGTCCTTGAGTTAGTCCTACATTTTTATGAGTAAAGACTATTAAAGCCAATACCAAGAATATGGTTTTTGTTGAATTTAAAGTTGCCCAATTCTTACCTTGAAGTGTTGATCCGAATATAACAATTCTTCTTCGACGTTCAAAAAAAGTTTTTTCTTTAGACGTATCTCCTTCGGTTAGTATATCAATTTTTTGTTCATAGTGAGAATTTGCTAATCTAGTACTTTGAGAAATCTTACGATAGAATTTATACACAATCATACATATGAAGGGTATACAAGCCAAAACTACAAAGCCAGTTGGAATATGTTCAATAAATATAAAGAAAAGTGAACCAATAATTGTCATTATTGACATAATATAGTAAGGAACGTAGTCTTCAAAAAATGCAACTAACCAATTAGACATTTCGGTTCTAGCAATTCTGGAAGATGCATTAGAAGATTTATCATTTTCTAAATACTCAAAAACAATGTCATTGTAAATTCTAGTATAAACTTTGGTATCGTAAACCAGTCGTTTGTACATAAAAACGTTTGCTAGCAATTCTGTTCCTAAAAGAAACCAAATCCAAAAGTATTTCCCTGCTAACAAATCATCTATTGTTTTACCTAAAAGAAATGGCTCTATTAAGAATAGCAATTGATAGCCTACCATATAAAAATAGATAATCGACAATTTGCATTTGTTGGCTTTAAGAATATCGTAAATATATTTCATACTAGTTGCTAAGAGGTGCTTTAATAGTTGAATGTGATTGATAGTTTTCAATTTCAAAATCAGTATTATCTAAATGAGTCACTAATGAAACATCTTCCGATAATGATTTATAAAAGGCTTCAGTCTTCATATGTTTTAGTTTTGGTAATTCGTAAGGTTCTCTACCAATTTGTTTATCAACTTGTTCAAAGTGATCGTTATAAATATGAACATCTCCAAGTTGTCCTATAAGCTGATCAGGAACCATATTCACTGCTTTAGCAATGATTTCTAATAACAGGCCGTAAGATGCAATGTTGAATGGTAAACCTAAGAATGTATCTACTGAACGTTGATTCCACATTAAAGAGATTGCTCGTTTAGGAACATTTAATTTATCTAAATTTTCATTATCAATATTATCTTCTGGGAAAACCGTATTACCATTTTTACCATACCAATAAAGATTTCTTTCCCTTAAACTCAACTCTCTTGTATAAACTTGAAATCCATAATGACAAGGTGGAAGTGTCATTTGGTCTAATTCACCTGGATTCCATGCACTAACCATTAATCGTCTACTATCAGGATTTGTTTTAAGGTCGTTGATTAGGTTTGCGATTTGGTCTATATAGGTTTCAGTATATTCTCCATTGCTGTATCTATATCCTCCAGGTATCTTTCGATTAGGATCTAACTCATCATTTATGGATACGGTCCAATGTCTCCATTGCTTACCGTATATAGGTCCTAGATCTCCATACCACTTATTGAATTCATCATCGGTCATAATCTTCTCTTCGAATTCTTTTTGAGTAAGACGTTTTGGGTATGGTGCACTAAATGGTGGATGTTCTCGGTCAAAATCTTTATCGTATACTCGATAAGCATCACCAGTCCATATATGACAGTTGTGTTCTAAAAGGTAACGAAGGTCAGTCCGTCCTTGTAGAAACCAAAGCATTTCGGTTACAATTCCTCTAAAGTACATTTTCTTTGTGGTTAGTAGAGGAAAACCTTCTGCCATGTTATGACGAATTGTATATCCAAAAATAGAACGAGTTCCAGTACCCGTCCTATCTTCTTTACTAACACCAAATTCTTTAATAGTCTTTAGGAGATCTATGTATTGTTTGTCTAATGTATTCATTATTTGTTAACGTCTTTACGATCTTCGTCATTGAAATTTAAAGCATCTTGAACTGCAGAATAATCGGATTCACTAAATTTAGCAGAACGGAACATTGCAACTTTACTCGACATATTCATGTATACACTATTCACTGAATTGGCATTTGCATTGTAATTAATACTATTTCCTGCATTAATACCCATTGCTCCTCCAGCTGCAATTGCATCTTGATTAGCACCTAGGAATAAGAAATTCCATCCTGAACTTTTCTTCTTTTCGATAAGATCAAAAACTCCTTTTTGATTGAACTCTCTACTTGCATTTTCATGACCATCAGTAATGATTACAAATACAACATCGTCATCAGTTTTTAACTCATTGATAGTCTTACCAACTGCATCGAATAAGGCAGTAGTTGCACGAGGAACGAAAGTCTCTCCATCAATAAGATCCGCAACTTCCGAAATAGGTTTTGATTTGTAATCAATTTGATATTGATTGTCAAATTGAACTAGAGTCATGTAAGCTTCACCTTCAGCAGCTTTTTGTTCTTTAATAAACGAATTCAATCCATTTACCGTAGCTTCTGAAATAGAACCCATAGAACCGCTTCGGTCTAGAACTACTACAATCTGAGTAGGTTTTGTTGAATCGTTAACGATTTCTGTAACGACTTTAGTGGTTGTAGTCGTTGTTGTAATTTTCTTTTTAGCCATTTTGTATTTTATTTTATTTTATGACGTGGTGATGCATGGAGTACTACAAATCCATTGTTCATTTCTAGTCCTTGACGGTTTGCAACATATTCAAGAAGATTTTTCGTAGCTCTCCAATTTAATAGAGTCTCTGTTTTCTTCCATTCCGATTCCGTATGAAGACCTTCATTTTTTCTTAAAGGAACGAATTGAATTTGATCCATATCTCCATCTACTATGAATTTAGCTAGATCTATAATTTTGATAGGTTCACCTCTACCTAAATCGAAGTTATGTCCTTTCCATTGACCTTCAGATATTTTAATCAATCCATCACATATATCATCAACATGAGTAAAATCTCTGGATTGTTGACCATCTCCTACAACCGTAAGTTTTTCGTTGTTGAGGTATTGTCTTAAGAATTTTTCAGTAACCGTTGCAAATTCACCATTTCGAGGTTCTCTAGGACCATATACATTGTAAAAGGTAGCCATTCCTATATTCATTCCATAGATTTCAGCATACATTCTACAAGCATCTTCTCCAACAACCTTGGAGAAAGTATAAGGAGTAATTAAGTGAGATCCATGATTTTTAGATGATGTAGTTGCATATACAAATGATTTGCAACCGGACTGTCTAGCAAAATCAAGAACTTCTACAGTTCCCATTGCATTTGACCAGAACCAATGTGCAGGAGCATCAAATGAAGGTTGAATCCTAGCTTCTGCGGCTAAATGGAAAATAGTATCGAATTTTTTAGAACCCATAAGTTCTCTTATTTCTTGAATATCTCCATATACATATTCAACATTTTCATTTATGTATGATGATGAAGAGGAAATAGATGACATATTATCGATGACTATAACTTCGTTGCCTTGATCTACTAACTTATCAACTAAATTAGAACCGACGAATCCAAGTCCTCCGGTGACTAATACTTTTTTCATTTTTTAACAATTTTAGATTCTAATAAATTTAGTAGTGATTGTACTTCAGAAAAGGTATGAAATCTTATTGAAGGATCCGTATTGAAGATCTCAACAAACCATTGATTGCCTTTTTCTTCTGATTTTGTGTTTGTGATTAATGATAACCCATCTACTACGTCAAGAGCATAGTAGTAATCATCGTCCCCTTCAAATTCGTTAATCATGCATTTTTCGAATCGTAGAAGATCTATTTCTCTTTCAGTCATTGTTTATTTTTTATATGAAAAAAGCCAGGGATTTGATTCCCTGGCTTATAAAATTGTTAATAGAAATTGCTTATTTGCTTAGTGCATCAATTTCTTTATCGATTTCTGATTGTCGATTAACGTCGAGAATTTTACGATCAGTTGATTGTATCATTCGTTTTTCTGACTTAAGACCTTCAATTTGTAGTTCCTTTTTTGTTACCGTAATAGCTTCTAGCGAATCTATTTTATTTGAAAGTGTATCGAGTCTTTTGTTAACTGTCTTTGTTGGATTTCCACAAGTATTGAAGAAAGTAACAATCAACAAAAATAAGGCTAATTTGTTAAAATGTTTTTCTACGAATTGTTCAAATTTATTCATTTTTCTTCTTTTTTGTTTTACCTTTTGGTGTGTATTGAGGAGTTTTTGCGTTGTAGTAATCATCAATATAACAATCACATACTTTCTCAGATTCTCCGCATTTTGGACATGTCATAGCTACTGAAGGATCAATTGGCGGCAAATCAGGTTTAACTTCCTCGATTTTATGAGCGTCGTTTTTCTTCTTTTCGCTAATGTACTGTATAAATTTCTTAAAAGGCATTTTAGTCTTTTAAGTTATTTATCCTTGGAACGATGGATTTTGCTTTTGTAAACCTTCAACTAATTTCTCTACTGAGATTCCTTGTTCGGTAGCAACCAATTCTAAAGAAAGATCTTTAAGGTTTTGACGATCAGTATTAATTTCTGTCATTGAAATTGCAAATTGATCGCAAATTTGGCGGAAGAATCGAGCACTATCTACTCCAGTAGATACATGATTTTTCAAGAAGTGAAAAAGAGCCTCGATAATCTCAACTTTAACTTTACCATCAAGATTTCCTTTCTTGTTAACTTGAGATTTCAATGTATCATAAGTTTCAGAAATTGCATATGATTCGTAACCTTTCCATTGGAAGTTAGGATATACTGATTCGAATAAATGAGTAGTTTGTTCTGCGTTTAATAACACAGCATACTCTTTAGAGTTCAATTGATTTTGTAACAAATCGAATTTTTCTGTCAATTCAGCAACTTTCTTTTTGTCGATTTTCGGTGCAGTTTGAGGTGCATTCGAGTTTTCTGAAGTTGGTACTTCGTTAGCTTTGATAACTTTCATAATTTACTTTTTATTTGTTTTTAAAGATTTTTAATTTATATGTTAGATTTAGTTTGATGTTTCAAAAATTTTTGCAATCAATATATCGTTTTTTCCTAGATCCGTATCAATCATTTCAAATTCATAATTCTCGTTGATTTCTTTAATCATTTTTTTGATAGAATCTAAAGGTAATATCCATTCAGTACCAGCCAATCTAATATCGTCAATCATGATTACATGGTTTTTTATCTTGTGAGATTTTATCCAATTTAGTTCTTCTTCTAACGGACAGTATTTATCGCCTTTTGCAGTATTTCCTCCACTATAATGACCGTCCAACCAAAAGATAATCTTTTCGTTGATGTTTTTTATTACGGATCCTAATATATCCGATGAACTTCCTAAGTGAATATGAACATTAGGATTGTTTTCGAATCGAGTTTTAACTAGGGAATGATAAAAATCAGACAATTCTATTGAATGAACTTCTTTAAAATTACAAAGTGATGCACTATATGTAGTATCTCCTTGATATGATCCGGTTTCTACAAAGACTTGTGAATCTCCGGCATGAGTTTTGATAAAATCGGTTGTTATTTTCATTTAGATAGTTTTTTCCATTTTTTTCTTGCTGTATTCCAATTAAGATCTGCCGGAAACCAAACATCTGGACAAATAACATTTTCTGAATCAGAAAACCAAGAACCCCACCATCCAAATGAGCTGTTAGATATTACAAAGTTCTTGCATCCATACATATGTTGAAATTGCTCCCTTTCAGATCCTTGTATAAATTTCATATTTGGATAATCAAATGTTGACTTACACCATTCAATATCATCAGATGTAAAGTATATTGTATCGAAATCAAATTCCGAAATTGCTTTTTTGTACCAATCAATCGTACAATACTCATGTGCAGAGTTGTTTATGTAATCAGTACGTCTTACTTGAACTATAAGATCTCGTTCTCCAAGTTTTGCATGGTCTAATGCAAACTCTTCTCTTAATTCATCTATTACGTTCGAGAAGTAATTTTCATTTTGCCAATATCCTTGTACGACATAATTGCCATCGGGTAGATTATCATATGCAGATTCGCAACCGTCAACATAAGGATGAGGTTCTTTAATATACATATTCCAATCAACATTCAAACCTTCGCTACAAGATATTCTAAACATTTTACCTAACATATAATGTCTAGGAACCGAAGCTCTATTCAATTCATTAATAGACACATGTAATTTTGCATTATATCTTTTTGCAAGAGATTTACCGAATGCATATTGAAACATTTGATTTCCAAGGCCACCTTCAAGAACAATCTTAATCTGCATAACTTTTATTTTTTAGAAGCACATCATCAGCATAAACATAAACGATTTCCCAATTGGAACCAAGAATTTCTTGTATTTGATTCAAATTAAGTTGACCTTCGTACATTTCTTGATTGTTATATTCGGTGTAAAGATATTTAGTTCTCTTAAGAGTTTCCATAGATCCTTGAAATACTAAATCTTCTGCTCCTTGAACATCCATCCAAATAAAGTCAATTACTCTGTGTTCTATTGGTGAATAATCATCTAATCTAATAGAATCAACTTCTATTGTTTCTTCGAATTTTATCCATTTATGAAAGTCTAGATGTACTTTAGGCTTCTTAAGTGAAGATGAAGCGGACCAATCATTGCCTGTAAGTAGTGGATCTCCTGACCAATGACTACAATCACCGGCAGAAAGATAGAATTGTAGTTTTCCATTTTCATTAGATATTGCAACTTCTTCTATTTTGCATATTTTGTCTATTCCTCTATCTTTAAGTACTTTAAGATTTCTTGGATCCGGTTCAAAAGCGATAATTTCACAATTAGGTAGAAGTTCTCTAAATTTTTGAGTTTCTGTACCAAAATGTGCTCCTATTTCTAGAAGTAAAGATGGTTTAATTTGTTGTATGAATTCTAGTATATTCATTTTGTAAATACCATTATTGTGTTTTTGAACCAAGGTGCAGTTGCTGCAGATCTCAATCTTTTAGAAGAATCCTCATCATATTTGAATCCTCGTTTCTGCATTTCGAAAATTACATATTCGTTATCTTGACAGTTTACATGTCCATCTCCACCTTGCCCAACCACTGCCCAACTTAAAAGGACTTTAGATTTCGTATGTTTACAAATGTTATCTAGAAAGATTTGTTCAAATTCTTTTGGTATATGTTCACCAACTTCTAGACTCATTGAACAATCTGCAACTTCTCCTAAATCGAAGGTTTTAGAAAAATCTAGAACTGATCCAATTCCATTAGTAAGTTTTTCTGTGTTAGGGTTTCCGTCGTATGCTTTAACTTCAATTCCGTTAGATATGAAAGATTTTGCATAATCACCCATTCCACAACCAAAGTCAAAGACTTTATTTAGGTCATTATTTCTTAAATAGTTAATGATACTCATACATAAAGGACGATCGTGGACATGTCCACTAGAATCTATGGATTCCCAGAATCCTCTTTCGTTAATACTAAAATTTGTCATAATGTTTTTTGTAGATTTGTTAAAAATTCATGATTTCGAGGATCCATATTCTTGGATAAACTCGTTGGGTTTAATCTTAATAGAAGTAGATTTTGTGATATATTTCTCAACTGCTTTCCGTTTCTTAACATTCGAATCCATAACTCGTAATCTTCGGCAAGTCCTTTAAGAGAAGTATCGTAACCTCCAATACTCATAACAGATTCCTTTCTAAACATAACCGTTGGATGGTTAAGGAACCAATGAGATCCTCTTGCAATATCCTTTGTGATTATTTCCGGATGTTGAGTTTCTCCAGAAATTGCCCATTCAGTTCCTGTCCAAAAAAGATATTGAAGGTTAGTACCCACCAAGTCAACTTCAGGATTTTCTTGAAGATATTTATATTGAGTAGTTAACCTATCAGGAAATGAATAATCATCAGAATCCATTCTAGCAATAATATCATATTTTGCATTTTCTATTCCGATATTAAGAGCTCCAGATATTCCAACATTTTTTTCTAATCTAATAACTTCTACACCTTCTTCTTTATCAAGAACATCTAGTAATTTAATAGTTGTCGGATTTGTAGATGCATCATCTACTAAAATAATTTCAATATCTTTTAGTGTTTGAGATTGCATAGAATTTACTGCAATCTCTAACCAATTATGATCGGTGTTATGAACCGGAATTACTACTGATACCATGTGTTTAAATGTTTTCGTATCCAAAAGTTGAACCCCATTTCTGATCTGCATAGGATTTTCCTGGTCCATTGTAAGTCCATCCAGTGTAATGTCTAGGAATAAAAACGAAGGCAGGATAGATTGATATTGGATATTTGAATTTCTTAATTACGTTAGTAAAGAAAAGAGGACCTACCGTCTCCCAAGACATTCGATTTGTATTTTTGAAGGTAAGATCAGGAGTATTAAAAATCTCATTAGTGCAATGACTCATTAACTGACAGCCTTTAACGGCACCCATATAACCACATGCAACTAGATCTCCACGAAGTTCTTCATTTTCAAAACATGAAAAACTGTCATGATTAAGAAAATGCTCATCTAAAGGATTTACGCAAATACAATCAGCATCTAGGAAAATTCCACCCATGTCATAGAGTATTTGATATCTCATTATATCGCATTTACCATTCCAACTGTCGTGTTCGTCGATATGATGTTGATTTCTAAATCCTTTAGGATATTTCTCTTTAATTAAATCTTCATTCCATAAAATATGTTCCCAATCAGGATGCGCATCTATCCAAGTCTGAATCATTTTTTGTGGTGGAGGTTTAGGTCCAATCCACATTTGGTGTATAATCTTTGGTATCATACTTATTATATGTTAGTTTTGAGGGTGTAATTCATGATATTGCAAAACGCATTTATGAAATTCATTAAACCAATTTTTGATTTCATCTTTAGTTAAAACAAATGTTTGAACCTCACCGGTTTCACAGCTTATCCAAATTTCGCATTGTTCAGGAAACACTCCGTATCGCTCATACATTGCAACTGAGTATGCAGAAATTTGTTTAAAGTAACCTTCAATCCATTCACGTTTCTTGGGTTTTTTTGAGGTCTTAAAGTCGATGATTTTAGGAACCGAAGATTTTGAACGTATAGCTAAATCTAATCTACCAGCATAACCTCCACCTTTGAGTGACCAAACGGGAACTTCCTGAAATAGAATTTCTCCAATATCATCATAGAAATTAGAGTTGTTATGAAACTGTAAGAATAGATTTTTACCACATTCAAGTTCCTCTTTAGTAAGAGTATTGCATTCCGCCATAGCTCGTTGAAATGCAATTTGTAGAGGTTTTTCTAACTTTTCAATGAAATGAGCGTTGAGATAATGCTCATGTAATGAATGCATAAACGTTCCTCTATTTGCAGAGAATTTTGATACTCTGGCTGCTTCTGCTTCACCTACACGCTTTTGCCATTCAATAAGTCCTGATTTGTCTGAAGTTTCGGATACGATTGTAGTGACAGAAGGAAGAGATAGTCCAGAACGTTCATCCACTACATAGTAACGACCGGTTCCGTTTTTACCAACTCTTGTTTTCAAAATAATGAGGTTATAAAGCCAATTGCTGAAGTTCCAAAAACCTTGGCAATCATGGCATTGATGAATACTAATGATAAAGTAAAGATTCCGCAATTAAATAGCCATCTTAAAAATTTCTTAAATGATATGGATTCCGTTGATGGACTTAAAACTACTAGATATGCTGGAGATCCTTCAATTGGAGTAACCTCTGGATATACCAAATCATTTAGTCGTAATTCCATTAACAAATCATCTAATTCTCTTAACTGTTCTAGCATCCACGGCCAAACCATCTGACGTTTTTCATAAGGATATAGCTCTTCTGGGATATTAATAACTGTGTAAATTCTTCCTATACGATCAGTTCTTAATTCGTACTTAAAGGACCTAAGTCCTTCAATTACTTCTGCTTCTGATTGAGCTTTTCTTACTATTCGCCATTGACTATAATCATCTAATACTTGTGATGGCCAAGTCCATATGTTCCATATATGCATTTTACTAGATTTCAAGGTCCGTAATATCTTCATCTCCGAGTGCTTTTTGGAAGATTCCTTCTTTTTGTTTAACAATTTTGCTTTGATCGATAATTGCCTTTTTAAGCTCTTCTCTTTCAGCTTTATTTTCTTTGCCTGTTCCAATGAATTTCTTTTGTAACTCTTGTAATTTCAATTGTGCATCATGATATTCTTCAGTAGCTTTCATTAATTTTTTGGAGGCCATTGCAGTAGATTCTTCTAATTTCTTTTGAGTATGTGCAGAACTGAATTTTCTAAAAGTTGTTATTTTTTCGTTTTTCATTATATGATCGGATTTTCTCTATATATTCAATCTTGGTTCATATACCAAGATACCGTCTGTATAAGTCCTTGTTTGATCGTCATTTTAGGAGTCCATCCCAATTCTCGTGTTATTTTTGTGTGGTCAATAGCATATCTAAAATCATGACCGGCTCGGTCTTTAACGAATGTAAGCAAATTCATAGAATCCGATTCAACTCCGGTTTTTGCAGTTTGTATTTCATCGTAAATACGAATTAACATACCAACAACATCTAGATTAGATAATTCACAATCTCCTCCAACGCAGTAGGTTTCTCCAAATTTACCATTTTTGAGGATATGAATAATTGCATCTGCATGATCTTCAACGTATAACCAATCTCTAACGTTCATTCCGTTTCCATAAACAGGGATCGATTCCTTTCTTTTAAGTTTATCAATAACAACTGGAATTAGCTTTTCGTTATATTGATTAGGTCCATAATTGTTACTGCAATTTGATAAAAGAACATTTAAACCATATGTATGAGCATATGCTCTAACAAAATGATCAGATGCTGCCTTACTGGCGGAGTAAGGAGATTTTGGATCGTATGGAGTTCTCTCATTAAATTTCGGATCTTCCATTTCAAGAGAACCAAAAACCTCATCAGTTGATACATGATAGAAGATAAAATCTGGATTCAATTTCTTATATTCAAGAGACAAATTAAGAAGGTTTACGGTTCCCATAACATTAGTCTCAACGAATTCCAAAGGACTTTCAATTGATCTATCTACATGAGATTCTGCGGCTAAATGAATAATAGCATCTATTTGAGGGTAATGTTCAAGTAATTTAGAAATGGTTTCGGCATTCCTAATATCCATTCGGATAAAATTCGACCAAGTGCCGGCAACATTATCCATGTTACCGGCGTAAGTCAAACAATCAATTATGAAAACATTACAATCTGGCATTATGCGATTAATGGCTTTAACCACATGAGAGCCAATAAACCCGGCTCCACCAGTTACAATTACATTTTTAAGCTTCCTGTTCATACATTTCTTTTATGATACGTTTTCCTCGCGCAACTCGATTTTTTACGGTATGCAAAGGAATGTTTAATTTTTTCGATATTTCATCGTATTGCAAATCATTAAAGAATTTTTCTTCGATTACTGATTTGTATTCTTCAGGAAGTGAATTAACGATGTTTCGCATTTTTGTTATTTCTGCTTGAGCTTCATCGTTTTCTTCCTTAGCAACCAAATGGTCTGCGTGATTTTCGATTGAATCGTATTCGATTTTAGATACCCAATTTTTGTTTTCGGAATTTTCGAAATAAGACATTGGTGTAGTTTTAGCAGCTTTTCTGTATCGAATAGCCATGCAAGCATGTGTATAAGCAATTCGATAGATCCATGTTGAGATGTGCCATTTTGGATCGTATTTATCAATTTTATCGTAAACCACGGACATTACTTGAGAAACGATGTGATCAGATTCCTCGGATTTTTGTAAGATGCCATTTACGTAATTGAATAATCCTGGACGGATTCGATAATAAAGTTCAGTGAATGCTTTTTCTGAACGAGTTTCCTTGAATTTAAGGCCAAGGTCCTTAAGAGAATCTGCTTTTTGTTTTGCCATAATATGATTGTTTAATTATTATGATATAAAAATAATAAAAGTTTTGGTAAAAGTAAAATTTTTGGATGGAAAGTTATTAACAAATTAAAGACCTTGATCTATTAGCCTTTTTGTATTTTCGTCTAGAGCAGAAATTATCTTCTTAAGAGTTTCTCCTGAAGGGTCTGTAGAATTAAGCATTCGTATTTGAGAAAGAACTCCTTCGATTTGAGGAGTTAGTCCCCATCCAGAAGAACATCTACTAGCCTGTTCCCCAAACATATCAATAAATTTATCTTCTACTGCATCTCTTAATGGACCATCGCCTCCATATGCGATTTCTTTTCTTTGTACCGGACCTATTGTACAAGTCCAATATTCATATCTTTCTGGATCTATCATATTTTAATTTATTAGGTCATCTATAACTATTCCATGGTCATCCATTAGCTCACGAATTCTACGAAATGCAGCATATACACCATCGGAAGGATCTGAATCTGCTTCAAAACCTTCTACTTCGTATTGTACGCTTTTTTCGAGATTTGTAACAATTTGCCATAAGACACTTGCCATATCCGTAGATTTAACACAACGTAAGTGTGCCATTCTGTCGTCTAGATCATCTAGATCAAATTCTAAAGTTGCTTTCATATTAGTATAATTTAATTTCAAATCTGTCTTCCATTTGTTCGATTTTATCGACCGGTACTCCATGAACATTTTCACCTCCATGGCGATTTTCAACGATAATAGTTGAAATGCGATAATTGTACTTCAATGCCAAATCAAAATAATGTTGCATTTCCCATTCTTGAGTAAACGTATTAGCAACTCCTACTTTTGAAATTCCATCGTGCATAGATTTTTCAACATGAGCTTGGCACCATTGATGTGCATCTCGAATTCGAGTAGGATCGAACATATATTCACCATGTTTTTCAAAAAATTGATCAGCTGACCATACTTCTTCGCAAAGTGATTCGGCCAAAGAGGATTTTCCACTACCTGGTAGTCCTCGAAAAAGGATTAGTTGTTTCATATAGATTGATTAGAAGTTACTATTGTTAGGTTGTTTAGTTCGTGGATATTTCTCGATGATTGCAAAAATATCGGTTACTTTAAGAGCGAGTTCTACATTCTCAAATGTTAGTTTAGCGAGTGCATCAGATTTTATTACGATTTCTGAATAATCGTAACCATCGAATGAACCGTATAAGTAGTTTTCTAATGTAAATGTGTCACACTCGCATTTGTAAGAAAGTTCTTTGATAAGATCAAGGATCTTAAAACGAGTTTCCGAATCCATGTTTTCGTGACGATTGAAGTAAGTTACTTGCATATTATGTTTATTAAATTTATAGTATAAAAATAATAAAAAAGATTGGTAAAGTAAAATTTTTGTTCAAAAAGTTATTAACAATTTTACTTATGCTTAGGAGAAACAAAACCTTTCAGAATATCACCTTTTGAATATCTTTTATCTGCATAAAAGAGAATTCCACATTCAGTAGTAATCGCATATTGATTTCCTTCTCTTTCACAAAGTTCTACTATACAATCAAAGTGTTTTTCTGTTGTATCTATTGCAGAGGATTCGTGAATAGGATTTTTACAATTACCTTTATGAGAACCCCATCTACCGTTTCCATATCCAACCGCAATATATTCGCATCCGTCTAATGTATAAATCTGATAATTTTGGTCACGATATATGGTAGCAGTATCGAGTTCTAATCTTAGATCTTCAGGAGCTTTAGGTCGTTTCTTTTCAGGTCCACATGAATACATCAATACCAATGCACTGATTAAGATTAAAGTCTTCTTCATTAGTTTAAGTTTATTGGATATCTTTCGAAATAGAATTTAAAGGTCAAATCGCATACTTGTTGACGCATTTCATAAATAATAGCCTTTTCATTAGGCTGAGATTTCTCCAAGTTATCAACCAATTTAGTAGCTAATCCCATTTGATCTATCGAATTACATGTATCGATAAATTCGTTTACCAAGTTGATTTCTTGGATTTTTGTCATTGTTGTCATATATTTGTTTTTAAAGTTTACAATTCAAAAGTGGGTTTCAACCATAACCCTTTAGAGAATACTAATTCGAAGAATCCTGGTATAAGTTTAGAATCAACCTCAGTTAACAATTTAATAGAAGCAATAGTATCGTGTTTCATCATTTTGAAAACCTCATCTCTTATTCTTTCAACTGAAACCGTAGTTTTAAGTTTTTCAAGAATTTCCGGTTGAGCCATTGCATCAAATATAGATTGGTCAATATCAAAACCTTTTGTGATGGAAAATCTTAATGCTCTAAGTATTCTTAAAGGATCATCCATCATAGTTTGAGCAGCCGGAAGAGGAGTTCTAAGTAATTTCCTTTCCAAATCGGCCTTACCTTCAAAAAGATCAATTAGATTTCCATCAAAGTCTACTGCTAATGCGTTTAAAGTAAAGTCTCTTCTTAAGAGATCATCTTCCAAAGTTCCAATTTCTAGTATTGGTTGTCTGGTTCCTGGTTTGTAACCAACCTCTTTTCTAGCCATTACAAAATCGGCAACCATTCCTTTATTGATAGAACTATCTGGAAATTTTGCTCTAATAGTAAAACAATCAGGAGTAGATAAGAAGATTTTGTAACCTTCAGCTTCCATCCATTCGGTCATTTTTTGGAATCCTTCCTCGACCGTTATATCGGTTCTATCAAGAACGAAAGTAAAGTCGATATCTTTTGAATCGATACCTATAATTTCGTCTCTTACGCAACCTCCAACTTTAAAAATTTCTGGCATATTATTTGTTTTTACGTTGACCTAATTTTCTTTTTCCTTGTGAAATTGTAACTTCTGTATAGCTTACCTCGTTTTCGAAGTTGTATTTGTCAAATTGAATAATTCCTTCTCGAGTAAACCGTTCGATTGTTTGTCCGGATTGAAGATTGAGAAATGTTTGTTCATCAACCGTGATGGAATCACCAACTTTGTAATGTACCGGTTTAGTTGAGTATCCTGCAGATTCGAGGATTGGTTTTTTTACGATGAGTTTGAATTCTGTATGTGTCATGATTTGTATTGTGTATTAAATTTATAGTATAAAAATAATAAAAAAAGGGGTAAGTTGTATCAACTCACCCCAAAAAGTTATTAACAATTTAATACAATCAAGATTCTTTATCGGACTTTGTAATGTCTTTAATAAACTCGAAATCTATTGGTGACCAATTCCAATTTTTTATGTTTGCACAAAAACGGTTAGGAATCTGATCTAATTTGGTTCCTCCATGTATATGAATAGAACCTTCATCTTTATTGGCCCAATTCTGTAAAGCCCAATGAGAGAAAACCGCATTAATTTTAGGGATTTCGGCAATTGGTGGTAGTAAAACATGTTTTCCACCTTTGATCAGGGATACTTCAGATAAATGCTTATCATAAGTTCCACCAACAAAGAAGATCTTTCCATTCAAATGAATGATTGCAGATTCTGAGGAAATTGGATCCCAACCAAAGTTTCCTAAATGGTATACAATATCAGTAGGCTTAACTTTGGAATTCCAATTATCTATGATTTGATCTTCCATATCTTCTACATTTTCAAATCCTCCATCAACCGCGGCTAAATTCCTACCGAAAAAAGTGTCGCTTGTTACAAATATATTCATATTTATTATATGCTTAGTTTTTTCTCTTGGTTCCTGGAATCAATCCAGCAGCTAAAGCTTTTTCGTAATTATCGATGATTTTTACCAATAAAGGATCTCTGACGATGTCTCCACGCTCAAATCTGAAATGAAACATTTGGTCATCTTCTCCTAGAATCTCTTTGATAAAAAATTCAAGAGCAACATACTTTTCATTGATGTCATTTTGACGACTATCACCAATTATAGCAATTTTAGATCCTTGACCGAAACGAGTTACTGTAGTCATTAATTGTTTAATATCTGCATTTTGCATCTCATCACAAATGATAAAAGAATCCTTAAAAGTTCTACCTCTCATATAGGCAATAGGCTCAAATTTGATTGTGCCATTATCTATAAACATTTTAAGAGTTTTTCCGTCAATCATTTCTACCAGATTGTCTAAGAAAGATTCCATAAAAGGCTGAACTTTATCCTTTTCGGAACCGGGTAAAAATCCAAGATCTTCACCCGAAGTCTCTAAAGGTTTAACAAGAATTATTCTTTTAATCTCTCCTTTTTGTAGAGCTTTAATTGCAGCCCAACATGCGGTGAAGGTTTTAGAAGTTCCTGGAGGACCAACAATAGTACAAATTCTAGAATTTTTAATTCCATTAAAAAGTTCATATTGTTTATCCGATAGCTTAACTGTCTTGTAAGAACCAAACTCTCGATTGATTGCTTCGTTTTCTAAATACTCATCGTAAGCTTCTTGAGTATTAACTTTTCCTTTGCGTTTTGTCATTAATTAATTTTCTTAAATTCAACATCTAACTTGGAATAATCAACCATATAGTAACCATTTTCATCTATCAATAAGGCATTTTCAAATTGAGTATCTAATAGATCTTGTGCCATTACACCTTGATATACAATTCCTGGTTTGTTGATGTATTGATATTCGTAAATAGTTAAACCATAGTTTGATTTTCCTATTTCTTTTATGAACATTTTTAATCGACGGTCTGATGATTTGTTTGCGATTGCGGTTGCTAATTCATTTATAACTGAAGGATTCATAGATGTAATGGAAACCTCTCTAGATCCAGCAGGAGCAGGTGTAGATTTACCTCCTTTAGATTTATCATCTTTACCGCCAGTTCCTTTTCCACCATCTCCTCCAGATCCACCAGATCCAGCAGCAGGAGCGGCAGCAACTGGAGCATTTGCTTTTGCTAGTTCTTTAAGTGCTTCAATTAATTCTTTGAAAGACTCTTCAATAGAATTTGTAACCGCTTTAGCAATTGCTTCTGGATTTTTAGAAAGCATTGCAATAGATTTCATCATTGAATCAGTAAGAGTCAATTTCTTAAGATCCATTCCATTGATGTGTTGTTGCATCAATTTCATAGATTTCTGAATTCTATCGTAATTATTAGCAACTTTATCGAATGCGGAAGCTTGTTGTCCTACCTTTTCAGAGTTAGTAGCGAATTGAGTAAAGTACCAAGAAGTCATATTCATGTCTTTATTCTTCTTGGGGTCAAATACGTCTTTTATAGCACCAAAATAATCAGTAATCATTTTAGTAGTTTTATCGGAATCTTTAACTTTTGCCCATACCTCAAGTGGTTTAGCAGCATTAGCAATAACATCTGTCATTGATGGTAATGTAGAAGTTGCGGATTCTATATAACTACCATTTTCGTCAATCCATTTACCAAAGCTATTCATCTCTCTACCAACAAGACTAATAATATCTCCAATAAGTCTACCGGCAGCCATTACCATTGCTTTATTAATCTTTAGTGGCTTTCCAGGTACTAATTTAGCATCTTTAGTTCCGGGATTGATAAGATCAAATGTTTGAATTTCTCCGGTAGCGAATTTAATAACTGCTTCAGTTATTTTAGCAACAGTATCTCCTAATCCTGCAAGAGCTTCAGTACCTTTTGTAACGTAACCATCAGAGAACCATCCTTCAGAATTAGCTTCCATTCTACCAACCTCAGCAATACCGTTAACTACAACTCCAAGAATATCCATAATGGTATTTGCAGCTTTAGTAAGATCAGCGTCAGATACTATTAGAGGTTTAGCAGGTACAAGTTTAGCATCTTTAGTTCCTCCATTTATTAACTCAAATTGAGGAACTTGGCGATTAGCCATAGATAAAACTGCATCCGTTATGTTCTTAAGATTTTCGCCAACTCCAGCTAAAGCTTGAACTCCTTTTGATACATAACCACCAGAGAAAAAACCTTCACCGGCAGCTTCTTCTCTACCAATTTTAGCGAATGCCATACCAACTACGCTAATAATAGACGCGATATTTTTACCGGCATTTTCGAGATCAGCACCTGTTAATTGTTTAACGCCTTTTGGAACTAATTTAGCATCTTTAGTTCCTGCGTTAATTACTTCATATTCAGTAATTCGAAGATTAGCAAAAGCTTTTACACCATCAGCTAAACCAACTAAAGTACCACCAGCTCTTGATAGCGCATTAATACCAGTTGAAACGAATCCTCCTCCAAATATAGCATCAATTAAAGGATTCCCGGACATTCCTGCCTTTTCTTGTCTACCAACATCTGCGAATGGTTTTGATATTGCAGTTATCACTTGAGCCATACCATATGCAGCATTCTCAAAATCAGTTTTTGTAAGTTTTCGTTTATTTTTGATTACTAATTTAGCATCTTTAGTACCTGGATTAACTACCTCCCATTCACTAACTTCTAGATTTGCCCAAGCTTGAACTCCTTCAGCTAATCCAGCAAGTACTCTACCAGCTCCGGAAAGCGATTGAATACCGATCATTAGATCCCATGGGTTAACGTAGAATCCCATTTTCTTTTGTCGTTCGTAATCAGTTACGATACCAAATGCTCTAACAACCGAACCCATTACATATTCTAGATTGTCTGCATCTGATTTGCCAAATTTTATTTCCTTGAATCTTTTTAGAGAATGAGATATAGGTAGTAACGCAAGACCGGCGGCTGTCATTACTGCAGCACCGGCAAGAATAAAGAAAGATCCAAATCCGAGAAGTCCAAATTCAACTCCAATCATCGCAATCGTAGCACCTAGAGTACCAACATCTTCCATTTTAACTTTAGCGGATGTCCATATTTTCAATCCAGTTGCAATTAATATAACTGCAACTGAAGCTAAAATTAATGCAACAGATCCAGCCATAATAAATCCAGGTATAGGTCCAAGACCAGCAACTAAACCAATAGCGGCCATTCCAACAATTGCAACTCCTAGAATAGCAAGATCTTCCCATTTAACTTTTGCACCCATCCAAACGGATAATGCAAATGATAGTATTAATATAGAAAGAGAAGCAGCAGCTATTGCAAATGCTCCTTTAAGAACATCGGCAAATACTTTACCGGTCAAGTAGAATATGAGAGCTAATGCACCTAAAGTTAATGTAACTAGTAGCACATCCCATGGAGAAACAGTTCCGGCAAAAGCTTTAACTGCCAATCCAACAAATATCATTCCGAGTACCCAAAGACCCATAACCAGTACGGTTTTAATCATTTTACCAACGTTGGAATCCACGAATTTAGAAATTAATATAGCGGTTAGTGCAATGGCTGCTGTAATCGTACTGAATATAATAACATCTAATAAAGCCTGTATACCAACTCCTCTAGCAAACCAAATTACTAAAGATGATAGGAGTATCAATCCAGTTATTAAAACTAATAGACCCATTACCGATGTTAACTTAACTCTATTTGCAAATTTACTTATTAGAACCATATTCAAAGAAAGCATTAACATCATTGCTCCGAATAGTAGAACATCTTGGAATGATTTTGGCGGATTCTTCATAGCTTCTGATGCAATAACTAGAGTCACCGCTTGGACTAGATTTGTTAATGCCATAACAAACATATCCATTTTCGAAACATCCATCTTCTTGATTAGTACACCAATTCCTATTAGCATTAATGCCATCATCGTAGTTAACACTGCCATCATTCCAATCTTCATAAATGTTCCTCCTATATCTTTAACTGCTTCCGCGGCAACTACAAGAGTTATAAGTCCGACGATACCAGTCATTGCAAGAACAAATGCATCTATTTTAGACATTAGCATTTTTTCGTCAACTTTCTTCATTTTCTGAGAAATTTTGACTATGGTGTTCATCATAAAGCCAATTACTAGAGATCCTATAAGAACTAAAGGAGCTGCTATACCGGCGATACTTGTTATTAGAACTAAAGTTCCTATCGTAGAAGAAAGAAGAACTAAGTATATACCGGATGCAATAATCGTTTTAGCGTCTTTAGAAACGTCATTAACTGCAGTCAATAAAGATTTCAATGAGAATTGCATAACTTTAACACCTATAATTACTAGAGGTGCAAGTAATGCTGCCATTGAAAGATTTTTTACTAATTTACTTATAGACAAACTAGTAAGAAACAACATAAGAACCGATTTCAAAGCGGTTGCTGGTTCAATACCTTCACTAGTTTTTAGAAGTATTCTAGTGGCATCTCTTAAAGAAATTGCTCGTTTTACAAATTTATCTCCAAATAAATTTTGCATAAATGTACCGGTCAGAGCTTTAGTAAGTTCGGTTAGCTTTGAATGGCCTAATATAAAAAAGTAAAGAGCAGAAAGTAAAGCATCCTGCGGAGTAACTGGATCTATCGATCCAAAAAGACCCGATTTCATTGGTTTATCACTACCGGTGGATAATAGTATTCTAGCAGCCTGTGCTAATGATCTAGCTCTTTTAACTAAAGGATCTCCGAATATACCCTGAACTCCAACTGACATTGCTAATGCCTCTGTCAATTTATCTAACCCAGCTATAGTTAACAATTTGAAATAACCAACAGAAAGTAAAGCATCTATGGGTTTAATAGGTTCATCTCCAAAGAATCCTTTCTTTTCCATATTACCTACACCTAATAGTATTCTAGTTGCTGATGCGATTGCTTTAGCTCTTTTAACTAGTGGAGAACCGATCCATCCAGCAACTCCTATAGAAACAGATAAAGCTTCGGTCAATTTACCCAATTCACCCATTCCTAATAGACGGAAATATGCAACTGAAAGTAAAGCATCAACCGGTTTAATATCGCTAGAGTAACTTAGGAGCAATTTAACCGCTCTAGTCAAAACCCAAGCTCTTATTAGAAGACCAAGACCAAACATAGGTCCGGTATTCATTATAGATTCTGCTATTGCTTGCAATCCTCTACCTAATCCGGTAAGAGTTGATTCTACTTTTTTACCGTCAATTAGAGTCAGTAAAAAAAGAACTGGTATTCCATCTATGAATTTATTAAGACCTCTAGCCACCCAAGGTAACATAGCAGCACCAACAAATACTTTAACACTTGCAAATTTCTTTAGATTTTCGGCAATATCTCCGAATTTGATAATAGCCAGTCCTTTGAAATAAAGAAGCGAAATAGCTGCCTTTGCAGGATCTACCCCATTAGCTAAATTAAGGAGTTCTCTAATACTCTGTGCGATTGCTTTGGCTCCGTCAACTAATATATCAGTCAGCAATCCGGCAACCGCAAGTACTTTAATCATATCCATTAAAATCTTAGGAATTTCTCCTACGGCTTTCATGAATCCTCCACCTCCTCCACCAGAATCTCCTCCACCACCTCCGCTTCCGGCTTGGCCTAGTTTTTCTATTTTAGATTCGATGTTCATTAAAATCTTAGTCTGCTTTTTTAGCTCAGCACCAAGATCATCCCGCATAACTCCCTCTATATTTCCAAGGACTACTAATGATTGTTCGTAAGTTCTTTCAGTTGAATCTAGCATCATATCCATCTTTTTAAGGATGGATAGCATTGCACCATTTACTTCTTCTTGTCTAGCTCCTGCCATTTATTAGGCTATCATATTTTTAGAGATGAGGGTATCGAAGGGAAGTTAGCTCCAGAGAAGCTCGGTATCGATGGCATTTTGAATCCTGCAGAATTAAGGTCTTTTGGAACCATTTTTCTTGCATTTTTCATGGTTTCGTTAGTGTCCATGTTACTTTGTTGTCCTTCTTCGGCCTCTTGTTTCTCTTTTAGTATATTTATCAAGTTCTGAACGATATACTCGTACTCATAATACGGCATAACCTCCACTTCTGAAGGTTGTAGCCGTAAATGATACAATAAATAAGTTTTAGTCTTAAAGAAGTTCTCCAGCGATATCTGAAACAACGAAAAGACTTTTGATTCCTCCGGGAAACGTGATCTGTGTGCGCACCTCCGTACCGCACTTCTCACATTCTTTGAATAGTTGCTCTTTAACGCCTATTTTACACATTTCAGTTAACGCATTGAATGTTTGGTATTTTGTAGTATTCCACTGCATAAATTCAATTTCCAAATTTTTGATTTTTTGTTCATTGAATCCTCTCCAATCGGTTGTCATGTAAGGAAGGTTCTTAATAAATGAAGGATCTAATTTCTTTCCTTCTTGCTCTTGAACTCTTCTGATGTAACGAGTTACTTCTCCCATAACACCAATTGATGGCGGAGCCATTTCAATTGTTCCTGAAGTTTTTGTAGGAATCACATACATTTTTCTTTCTTCGTTGTAGTATTTAGCTAATTGCTCTGGAATCTCGTTAGTTTCGAAAGATTGATTATTAATCAAGATTTCGTTATCATGATTACACTCTCTACAAGGAACTGTGATTGCTAATTTATTTTCTCCGTTAGCAAAAGTAAGATCTCTAATAGTCATAATTACATGGATACGATCTTCCTCACGCAAATCTTTGAAAGATGCTTGTTTTCCAGGAAATCTCATCATTAAACATCCTTTAATGATTTCATTTAAAGCTTCATCTACTGAAAATGGATCTTTTTCATCGATAGTAGAGAAATGACGAATTTCTTTAACTGATGCAGCGCGGATAAAGAATCTAGCTCCCTCTGCATAGTAAAGTCCTTTAGATGGGAAATTTGATGGCCAAATTTCATGATAACCAGGTAGTAATGCGGGTTCATCATCTCGATCAGTATATGCTGAAGCTTTACCGAGTGATGTAGGTTTAATTGGCTCTTCACTAATAGGTTGGTTTGCATGGAATTCTCTGCTTTCTAGATCTCCAGCTGCATTTTCATAGTTGTTTTCGTTACTCATTTTCTATTTTGTTTTTTTGTTCTAATGTTTTTTGAATAATTTTTTTTACGTCTTCATTAACAAACGAAGATTGTTCTCCTTCATATTCTTTTATATGACTGAGTATTAACTCACGTACATACGAAGATACAGTCACTAACTTTCCGCTTTGTATTGCATATTGCAAAATGATATTTTTAAGTTTGTGATGGTCTGTGGATGAAAGAAGAACCTGAATCTTTTCGTCTTTAGGTGCCTTCATGATTTTTCATCTTTTTTACTATATATCTGGATTATCTGATTATTTTATTAAAAGAGTATAAAAATATGTTAATCAAAATAGTTGCCATTTAGGGATACTAATTTTTCCTAAAGTATTACCTTATTAAAAGAACAATGGTTCACTAGAAATCATCTAGTGAACCACAGGGATAAAGCTTTTATTATTTATTAGAATTTACCTTCGGAATTACGATACTTGGTAGTTAGTTTTGGAACATAAATCATTTGATGGTCGTTCTTCTCATCTTCAACAACTCGTTTGATTCTTTCTGTATTATCCCAATCTCCAGGAAAACATTCCTTTCTACGAGGGTCTGTTGATTTTTGTTTATCCCAAGTACGGTATTTAATGTACTTGAGCGGTTCCATTTTCCAAGTCATAGCAGAGTGACATTGTCCTCCAAGACCTAATGTGTAATTGTTTTCTTCGATTGGAAATTTACCCTTTTCCGGAAAATACATGTAAGAACCTGCATCTCCTTTAACTCTTTTCTTTCTTGCTTGAGTTAAACAATAGATAACATCAGGGAATTGAGTATATGCTTGTGCATGTACTTTAAGATGATCTTTTTGCCATGCATCATCATGATCCAATCGAGAAAAGTATTTAATACCATCTTTTTTCATTTGATCTATGATATGATTTGCTGCAGTATTACCGCCAGTCAAATGTGGAATAGATCCTTCATATTTGTCACGTTCTCCTGGAGTTTTCATGTTATCCATCCAATACTTGTCTTTAGGAAGAATAGATGCAACTAGCTTTTCAATTTCAGGCCATTCATCTTGAGGATATCCATCACCCATAATGTATGCCTTCCATCCAGGAAATGATTGTTCTTTGATTGAATTTAGACAATCAGTAAGTACCTTTTCGGTAGTCATGTGATTACCTCTTTTACCACCGTCTATTTTGTAAGTGGTTATACAAACACCAAATTTGATGTCTTTATTAGGGGTTTCGGTTAATGCAGCTTCGTTTATAGATTGTAGCTGAACGAATTTAGATTGTTCGAATAAAAAATCTTCGTATTTCAAAAATTCCATTTAGGACTAGCTTATTTTGATATTTATCTTACTTTTCTTGCAGGAACACCAACATAAGTTCCTGGTTCATTTATATCTTCTATGACTACTGCACCAGCACCAACAACAACATCATTACAAATTTTGATATTTGGTAATATAGTTGCACGAGTACCTATTCTACAAGATCCACCAATTTCAGCACCTCCGAGGATTTCAGCTCCTGGCATGATTTCACAGAAATAACCAATTTTAGCATCATGATGTATTGAGGCAGATGTATTAATTAAACATCCAGCACCTATAACAGCTCCTGGTTCTATAATTACATTAGACAAAATAAGATTTCCTGGTAGGATTTCGTTTCTAATATCTTCAAACACGTTTGCATTTTCTGATATAACCGTCATTGGAGTTCCTTCTATTTTAATTAATTCAACAAAGAAAAATTCTCTCCATTTTGGGTCTCCTACGCATACCGCAAATGAGAATGGTTCATTTATTTCTTCTAATGAGTTTATAACTCTATGTCCATAAAAACTTTCAGGAGCAGTTTCCGTATTATCAAAGAATACTAGGTCATCTAGTGTAGATCGGTTTTTATTTTTAAGATCTACTAACGCTTGTTTAGCAAGACCTCCAGTTCCAATAATTAATTGCATTTTTATTTAGCTATTTTTTTGCGAAGTTCTTTTAGATCATCCGTGTACATTTGTACAGGTTCTAATTTCGAGATTCTAATCGATTCTTCAGTATTTGCTTGAACTTCCTTAAGTAATTCTTCATAATTTTCTTTCGTTAACGAATGAATCGCCATTGAAAGTAGATATGAATATGTATCATTAACTTTATCGAATTTCATTTTTTCAAGATCAGTAATAATGTCATTCTTAGGTCTGTTATTGATTTTTAGCTTACCATCAATTATTGATTTGATAAATCTAGCACGATTTGAAAGATAAATGTTTCTTTTACTTAATTCAGAAAGCAAATAATCTTTTCTTTTTTGATAGAAGCTTAATCGAAACTTAACGAAATAATTGATTAGTTCGATAACATTTTTGAAGATAATCAATTTGCCATTTTCGTCAAGACATGTTAGATTTTCAGTTTCTGCTTCAATTAAACGAAGAGTTCCTTCAAGTTGACCCTTTTTAATTCTATCAGCTAATTCAGTTCTAGAAAACTTAACTACATAATTAATTCCTTTTGAACAATTATCATCGTAAAATTGCACGATTCCTTTGTCCATTAATTGGTTTAACCAAGATTCGTATTTTTGATAGGTTGTACTAGGAGGCAGTTCAGTAATTTCAACAGTATTTGTATTTTTTACTTGATGAACTCCTTTAATTACGAATGAATTTTCTGTACCTGCAACCTTTTCAACCGGACCATTAAAATCTTTCCACCAAGGAAGAGGTTCATCGAATTTCTTACCACTAAGAGATTTTAGACAAGCATCAATTAAATCAATTGGATTTCGATTAAGGATATTAGTAGCAAATCCTACTGCAATACCTGAAGATCCGTTAAGAAGAACTGTTGGAATGATAGGAAGGAAGAATTTAGGTTCAATTTCAGAACCTTCTTCATATTGAGATTCTACCAATTCAAAATCTTTATAGATCAAACGAAAGTTACCATTCAATTTTGTACTGATATATCGAGCAGCACCAGGTTCAGGAGAACGAAGAGAACCAAATTGACCAATCTCATCTAGAAGTGGCATTGAGTTCTTAAACGATTGAGCCATACCAATGATAGCTGCATTAAGAGAAGCATCACCATGATGGTAATGTGCATCAGCTGCAATTCTACCACCAAGTTGAAATACTTTAACCGGTTTTTCAGAACCTGATTTCCATACTCGATTTGCAACATGAATGATTTTTCGTTGAGTTGGTTTGAATCCATCGATAACCGAAGGTATTGCTCGGTTTTCAATCGTGTACATACCATAGGTTGCATATTCATCTGATAGATATGCAGTTACTTCCTTTTCAGTTGCTTTTTTAAGCGTTTCTTCCTTTATCATATTTACGTTTGTTTAGAATTTACCGAACATCATATGTTCTCTACATTTTTGAACTTCTTTATTGATGAAGTCCATCCATTTCCAAAGTTGTTTTAGTTTTTTCATTTTTGTAAAAGCATTTTTTTACGAGGAGCAGAATCTCCACCAAACCAAGCTTTAAGAGATTCTTTGTATAGTTTATCATTTTTAATTCTGATTAATCTAGGATTTTTTATGATTTCTTCATACTCATAATCTTCTAAAGATGCAAGTCCTTTCTTGTATTCGATTTCCCATTTTCTAGGATCATTTTTAGTTTCCCATGTATTGTATTCGTCATTTGAATAGAAATAAAGAATTTCTTTTGATTTTTTAGCAACAACCAAAGGAGTTAGTACTTTGTAAATTCTTCCTTGGTCAAATAACTCTGGCCAATATCTATTAAAGAAATTTATTAGCAAAGCAGCAATTGCATCACCATCAGGATCTGCATCTGTGTAAATTAGTACCTTACCATATCGAAGATTTTCCGGATCTTCTCCTAATTTCAAACCAATAGATGCCATTAAATTAATAACTTCGTCGGATTTGATTACTTCGGTATTTTTCATTTCTGATACATTAAGAAATTTACCTTTAAGAGGGAATGCTCCAAATGATTGTGCATCTCTAAATTTACGAACTGCAGATAATGCAGACATTCCTTCAAAAATTCCTAAAGTGCAATTTCCACGTTCAGTTCTTGATTTTGCATCGATTAATTTCAAAATCTTACTTGTAGAAAGAGACGAATTTAATTTTCTTAATTGAGCTTTTTCTTCAGCATTTTTCTTTTTATCAATCCAATCTAGAATAGATGCAACAATTTCGGATGCAAATACTTGTTTGATTAGTTTATCGGAAACTGTATGAGTAGATCCAAAATCTTTAGGTTCGGTGATTAATCTTTCTTTAGTTTGAGATGAGAATGCTGGATTGATAATCGTACAATTAACAAACAACATCATATGATTTCTAATGTCGGATGGTTTGATTTCGACTTTATGTTTTTTCTTCATTAATAAACGAATGGCATCTACAATTTGAAGCATTACGTGATTAACGTGATTACCAGCTTCCTTAGTCTCGATTGAGTTAACATAAGAAATTGTTTGATAACCATTACTTGAAGGAGCAACCGCAATTTCCCAACGTTCAGATCTTTCGTAAAAAGGAGCATCTACATAAAGTTCAGCATATTCTTTGAAATTTCTGAATCGGATTTTTTCACCATTGAATTGAATCTTCAAATTAGTATTACACGCTGCAATTTCTACTAGACGTTTACGCATTAGATCCATATAGATTTTGGTAATTCCGGTCATTCCGAAATAAGCATAATCTGGAGTATAAGTAATTTCAGTAAATCTTTTGTCAGATGCTTTAATTTTTGGTTCAGTTCTTTCACTCATTCCGTTAAGAAATGTCTGATCAAATTGATTTTTACCATCTGCGGTTAAAATTCTAAAAGAAGTTGAGAATATATTTGTTAGTGTAGAACCAACACCATTTGTTCCGGCTACATCGCGTTCTTCACTATCATCGAAGTTAGAACCTGCACGGAGATTAGAAAAGATTAATTCAGGAATCCAAATGTTTTGAACATCGTGAATAACAACAGGAATACCTCCATTATCATAAATTGATACAGAACCAGTAGATTCGTTAACTTTAACGACAATAGAATCTAATTTAGGATTTCTTTTTGATTCGTCTACCGAATTTGATACGATTTCATCGAATAACTTCATAAAACCTGGTATGTATTCAACATCAGTTTTTTCGAATTTCTTATCTTCGTTTTGAAGCCATTCAGTAGCATTATTTAATTTAATAGAACCAACATACATTCCGGGACGTAATCTAACATGTTCAACGTCTGTGAGTACTTGATACTTAGAGGATATTGTTTTTTGTTTGCTCATTAAAATGATTTTTAATTAATATGTATTCAGTCATTTTTTGGTTTCGAAGGGATGTAATCATAGATATACGAAAGTGCCAATAAAAGACGATCTAATCTGATTTGATAGACTTGTTCTTTGGCGGTTAATCGCTTATAAGATCCGTTTCCTTTATACTCGTAATGATATTTACCTTCACTGTCCGAGTGCCAATAGTTTTCTGGAGGCATAGTTTTTTATTTATGTGAGTATTAAATTTATAGTATAAAAATAATAAAAAAAGCCGAGATTAAAAAATCTCAGCTCATAAAGTTATTAACAATTTTACTTTTTATTTCTTCTGAATAATGAATTCATTCAAATTTTTCAATCCAAGTTCATCATGTGCTTTAGCTGCATTTTCAAAGTTACCAATAACGTTCCATCCATCGAAAGAACCATCTCCACACATTTCATCAACCGCTTTTTTCACACCAGGGGAGTCTTTATGATCTTCATAATCATCAAAAACGATGAATCCTCCAGGCTTAACAAGTTCGTTGTAATTTTTAAAGTCCTTCTTAACTACTCCATAAGCATGAGATCCATCAATAAATAACATATCAACACCTTCGCCAATAGCCTTTTTAACTGATTCAACCATTTTCTCATCATCAGAGAATCCAACAAATTTCTTAACTTCTTTACCTTCTTTGATGTAATTTTTGATGTTATTATCGAATTTTTCCTCTTGTTTAGGAATGGCTTTGAAAGGATCTATAGAATAGTATTTCTTGGCATTTGGATTTTGTAACATTAAGCACATAGATCCACCGCAATAAGATCCGATTTCCATATAACTTTCAAAGGTCTCTCCGCACATTTCACCTAATGTATGTAGTACATGTATATGATGATGAAAAGTCTTACCTTCAATACTTTCAGCAATTTCTTTAACCATATCATTGCCTTTTTTATAGCTCGCGTGATTCAGAATATCTTCTTTGGTATACATTTTAGGACCTGAAGATTTCTTGGATTCGAACAACATCCAATCGTTAAAGTTCAAAATTTTTTTCATTTCGGAAGTTCATTTATTATTTTTTTGAGTGTAATTTCATCTAATTCTGAATGACATGGAATACAAAGTATTCTTTTATAGAGATCTTTTGCTACTCTCGTTCCTTTAAGAGGAACATAATACTTTTTAATTTCAGCAGTACTATATTGAGGAATACTAACTGGTTTGTCATAAACTACAGTAAAGCAATTAACAAAGGTATTGCTAGGATCTGCATAATTTGATAAAGTTTTAAGTCCAGCCTTCTTTATCAATTTTAGGAAAAGCGTATATAGTTTCTTGTGATGATTAACATATCCATCAAAGTTTCTTTTTACATGTTGGAATATAAAAGCGGCAGAAATATCGGACATTCTAAGATTCGATGCATTACGATTCCAAACTCCCATATCAAAGCCAAAATTTAAAGCTTTTCTGATATCATCTTCAAATTCAACATCACATATAATAAGTCCACCTTCACCGAAACCTAAGGGCTTTGTATGATGTAAACTTACAAATGTGGCGTTTCCGCAATTCAAAGAGTTACGTCCTTTATAAAAAGTCATAGGAACCGTAGCATTATCAAATATAAGTAACTTTCCATTATCAGCAGCCCATTTCTCGTATTTCTCAATATCACTTACCAATCCAAATAGATTAGTAACTACGATACCATCTTCATTACCTTTTATCGAATTAAGATCAAAAGAAAAATCGTCTGGAGTTATATCGACTATATGAGTACCTTCAAAAGGTCCTTGAACCGAAGATGGAAAAGAATAGGCTTGAGTTGCCCATTTATGTTTCTTTCCTCTTTTTCGGTTTATACCATGACCGATAGCATGTAAAGCTGCACTTCCATTACCTGCAAGTATACAAGCTTTATTGGATTCTATTTTAAGTATCTCTCTGAAGTAATCTTCGAGTTTAGATACTAAAGGACCGAAATTAGTGTAGTGATTTCTGTCCTTAGATTGCTGCAAAAGGTCTTCCACCATCGGGAAGTCTATATCCTTTCTATTTAACCAATTGATATACAAATGTAGTATCTTTATTTTGTAGTGGAAGTGAATTACCAGACTTACCAGAATTACCTGAAAATCTATTTACTTTCAACTGTTTCAACCAGTAATGGTTATATGATAAATTGAGGTAGTCAGTTTCACAGTCCATTTTTGGATCATTTTTATATTTATCCATCACTACATATAATAAAAAAGACAACAAAACCTCAGATGATAGCGAATCTCTGAGGTTTCTATTGCCGTAGCAATAATCGGTCCTAAGTCCAATGTTATTGAATGTTTAAGTCTGTAGAAAAAGGGAGAACTTTCGAACTCCCTTCATTCACATTGTTATATGAATTGATCTCTAATTTTCCCGAGACCCAGGCTACTAGTTTATTAAACGATGTTTTCTGTCCACCAGTCACATCTCCAACCGATTCCAGAGAAGTCGATTTTCTCTCCTCCACCGTAATCAAGACCCATTTCAGGTAGGTCTCCTTTAGGAACACAATCATGGAAAGTTCTTTGCCAGAAGATGTCTCCTTTTCTATTGAAGTTTGTAACAATGATAGTACCAACGTAACTACTTTTAAGTCCTTGTTCACCAGTAAGTGGATTCCAAACTAATCTCCACCAATCACGAAGTGTTTTGTAGACATAAAGTTCGTTAGCATCATTTAAGTTCAAAGAGAAGTCGATCGTTAAGTCAACTGTAGTTCCTGAAGGAACACCAGAAGCATACGAACGAGTTGCCCATTTATATTTTTGTTCAACAACCTCTGATCCTTTATCTTGAGTCAAACCGCCAATTTTGTTAACATGTTCGATCAAAATATCAGAACCGGATATCCCATTAGGGGCTAATACGGTTACCTCGAAGAGGTTTTGATACATTGGTTCGTAATACTTAGTAGCGGCTTTGCTATTTAAGAAATGTGATAAACCTGCCATTGTATGTTTTTGTTTATTTTCGTTTAATTATTTATCTAAGTGATCCCGGAAGAGATCCATAAGAATCTCTTCCAAGTCACAAATTGTTATATGAAGTTACCTGTTGCGATAGCTCCAGTTTTTAGAATTGTTGTTCTGTGTACTAGAATACCCATTCCTCTAACAGGTTCGATGTAAGTATCTAAGATACCAATATTAGAATCAATTACCTCGTTAGTGTTATTAGTACTATCCATGATGTTTTGGAAGTCGAATACACCTCCATCAGAAAGAATCTGAGTTAAGAAGTTATCTGCCAAAGTTTTAATTTCTAAACGATTTTGAGCAGTATTGAATTCCCAACGGTAATTTTTAAGAATAGCTTCAATTCCATCTTGAATGTAAATTAATAACTCTCTAACGTGAATTTGAGAAAGAGCAGATTTTACATTTTGTTGAGCAGTTTGGTTAGCATTAATAACTAGTCCAAATCCACGTTTGTTCAAGATTGCATTGTAACCAAATGGTTCGATGAAGTCTAGATCTGTACGATCGAATGCATATTCAACTCCAACAATACCTTGACCTGTAACGATACCTCTACGAGGACCAGCTACAATCGAATAAGGAAGAGCTAAATTATATTTGTCGATATACAAGTTAGATATCTGAGCAGCAGGTGGAATTGACATATTTCTTCCAGCCTCTCTTATAATTAAGTTAGGACCGTAGAATGCTGAGTAGTTAGCTCCATCTGCAATACCAGGAAGTGTAAACACATTTGATGGGTTAAGATCAAGATTACCTCCAGTTGCAATATACTTAGGATCAAAAGATGATGTAGAATCAAATTTGAATAGAGGGTTAACTGAATCTCTGAATTCTTTCACCGATGGCATATTACAAATTGCTAAAGAAGACATTTGTCGTTTAGCCAAACGAGTTAGACGAATTTTTGAAGCAGGCTCGATTCCACCTTCGAACGAATCGACGATGTAACGATATGTGATAACATCTCTATCAGTTAATGTAGCTGCAATGTTTGTATCATACATTACGTCTAGAATTTCATTTTGACGAGTTAACGTTCCATCAGGAACTTGAGCAGCTCTTAAAGTATATCCAGAAAGTGCATGAATATGGTAATGATTAACGAAGTTTTCTACTGCTTTATATCTTTCGATTTCGTATTTAGCAGTTAAAGAATTGAATCTTAGGAAGATAGGATCGTTAGTAATTACTTTGATTTTTTTGTAATCAACCGATGTAGGATCTTTAATCTCAGAAACCGTAATGATTTTAGTTAAACGAGATTTTCCAGTTACAGGAGATGTTTCAGTAGCAGCTCCGGTTCCTCCAAAGTTCATTACTAAATAATCACCAACTGCAATTTTACCATTGTAATCTCCGTTTGTATTGTCTAACCAAATCGTAGTTACTGGATCTGTATAAGAACCATAAACCTCAAGAGATTCATTGATAGCTCCGGTAAATGTATTAACCGTATAAGTAGGTTGAATTGCGATTGGAACAGGTAAAGTTAAAGCCTCATCAGAATAAGCATTAACCACTACGTAATTAATTACTGATGAGAAGATTGGAGCTTCGGCTCCAAATACGTTTTCATTTGAACATATAGTTCCAATAGCGGTTGTATCGAAATTAGTTTCGTTGAATCTAGAGAATTCAGCATAAGCAAAAGCAGTTCCTCCAATAGTAATTCTATCTGCATCAGTAATGATACCTGAAAGATTATCTTGGTACATATCAGATTCAACTAGTGCGAATACATCGGTTGCATCTCCAAAAGTATGAACTAATGAAGGGATGATAGGTAAAGAAGCAGTTCCGGTAAGTGGACCAGAAACTCCAGATTCGATTACATAGAAGCTAGAAGAAGTTGCCGTAGGACCAGTAACTCCTGTATCTGCTTTAAGAGATATTTTAAGAGTTAACGTATCTAAAGCTTCATCATATTTTTCAGAATTAACTTTTACGAAATTAGCGTATTGAGCCATTCCTACAGTTTCTGCTTTGATGAAAGTTTTGTTAGGAGCAACAGAATTTCTGAAGTCTAAGAAAGATTGTGCACTTGGGAATGCACATGTGTAATTTGCTGGTAGTGTAGCAGCAGGACCGTAGATAGTAATTGTATCATAATATCCAGATCCAGGAGCATAACCGGTAGCTCCGATTAATCCGGAAGAAGCAGTAACTAATGCATTAGCACCAGTTTGTCCAGCAGTTGCAGCGATAACTAAAGAAGTTACTCCTTTAACGGTTGCATATGGTAATGAATCTACGATAGGACCATAATAAGAAAGGTAATCTAAAGTTGTAGGAGCTTCACTTTCTAATGTGTGACCTACAAGGTCAATTAAATCTCCTGAAATTTCTCCAGGTTCGTCATCTAATTTATCGTTATCGAATCCTAAAAGTAAACCGGTTTTTGAAGTTTCTAGATTAACTAGATCTTCGATATACAAATTAGATCCGTTTTTATCTTGGAATTCCGGAAGTAAAGCTCCAGTATAAACTCCTAATACATTAACAGTATCAAGGTTTAAGAATGATTCAAGACCGTCTCTTTCAAAACCGTATTGATCTACGTAAGTCTTTTTAAGACCTTGTGCATCGAAATAAGGTCCAAATACAGGATCTATTGCAAGTACTGTGTAATTAGAAAAATCTCCTTCTACGATGATTAAATCGATCATATAATCACTAATATAATCATTTTCGTTCATGTATTCTGGGATTTGTCCAACTGCAAACCATTCTTTTGCAAGTATATTAAATCCTAGAATGTCAGATTTTCTTGCAATTACAGAAATAGTTTTTCTACCAACGTTAGCAACGTTAAGTAAACGTTGTTTAGTAACTGATTGAGAAGATCCGTTATTTGCATAATCAACTAAAGCATTAGGATCGACAAACCAGAATTTATCTTGGTTAAAGAAACTAGAAACTGGAGAAGATACAGTTGGTGAGTTAGTCATTGATGCAGAAGTCGAGATAGACTTAAATTGTGATTTGTCTGCATCTGTTAAATTAAGAAGGTTCAATACAATAACCGGACCTCTATCTAGACATGTAAGAACGGTTCTATGAAAATAAGATCCTTTTCTTTCAAGCGCGGTATCAATATCACCAAAAACTGTTCTAAAGAAAGTTGAATCCTGAACGAATACTGGAGTATTGAAAGGACCTTTCTTAGAGAATCCGATGATTAATCGAATAGTCTCAGAAGGGATACTGATAATTTGGCTCTTATCAAATTCTAGACGATATACGCCAGATGACTTGAATTGTTGTAAACTTGGTGAAAGTGCCATTTGTTATACTATTTTTTTAGGTATATATCTTCGTTCCGAAATTATTTTAGATTAGAAGAAATCATAGTTTCCATCATCCCTATCTGTGCTTTCTAACACTTCGTCGATGGCTTTTTGGTAAAGAGGATCAATAAAATCATAATACTCTTCAATAATTTCCATAAAATCTAACGTATCAAAGAATGAAGAACTGTTGATTATAGTCATCATAATATCGTCGTTTCCTGTCTGTGCTGAATAGGTTCCATTAGGATTTCTTGAGAATAGCTCGGCTTCTTGTATAGATCGTTTCTCTTTAACGATTATTCTTCCTTGAGATATTAACTTTTTAGCTTTCTCGCAATAAAGCTTTTTGGAATCTTTTTGAATTCGCAATCCAGGATTCTTGGTTTTAGCACCAACTCTGTGATAGTATCTAACAATAACTTCTTCATCGAAATCATTGCTTGACGGATATAAAGTGACCATGTTTTTTAGAAGATGAGATCCGTATGTATTGTATTCAACAATCAATCGAAGGTTTTCTTGATTAAAAACATCAACTGTTAACGAATAAAGTATTTTAGAAACATCATCTATGTTATGTAAATTAGAACGGAATATGCCAACTTGTTCAATTCCGAAAAAATCAGATATTGAGCTCGGAGAGGTTACTTTTTTGATTTCATCTTCTGATAGGCAATTCACTTGGAATATATTGAAAACCGTATAATCTCGTCCGATACCTTCGGAAAGATCTATTGTCATTACAAAGAAATTTTCTTCGTTGTTGATATCAGCAATATCAAATTCAGGATCCCATCGTAAACCAGAATAGTCAATACAAATATCATCTAGTGGATCGATTTCTCTAAATTCAAAATCTCTTTCAAATCTCTTAAGTCTTAGTAACTCTTCTGATGAAAGGAGCAACGAAGATGATGATAAGAATTGACATCCGTATTGTTGATTGAAGGCTTCTTCTGATCCTAAATTGGCTATCTCTCGAGCCTTCCAATCTTCATCTCTTCCGGGAACTTCCCACCAATCTACTCGGATTGCAGTGTACTCATTCATATTACTTATAGCTCCTTCATACAAATCATGGAATAGGTCATATCCATTAGGTGTACTTGTTATGATAACTCGAGAGATCGTAGATGATGAAAGCGTAGGATAAACGTTCTCATAAAAAGGACGCTTAATACTTTCCATAATATGAGCAAACTCATCCAGGAATAATACGTGAATGGTAAAACCGATACCTCCAGTCTTGGTTGTGTTTTGACCAATGATTCGACATTTATTATCGAACATCATAGTCATAACGTCTTTCTTAATTACGCCTGGCTTAAGAAAGAATGGAAGACC